ATCAATCTTCCTGTCTTCATCCGCCTTGTTTTTTTGATTATCAAGCTCGTTCCGTTTTAATTTGTTTTGTTCGCTGTTTTGTGATTTAACCTCGTTCAAGGTAGCGTTCTGCAAGCCATACGTCTGCTGGAACTGCTTGTCCTGCTGTTCCAACGCCGCTTTACGCTCCTCTTCCTCACGCTTGGCCTTCATGGTTTCGTTCACCATGCCGTAACCTTGTGCAAAACCGTCCGCAAATGACATAAATCCCCCTAGTTAAACAATCCGCACAAACCGGCAATCGCCGCCGCCGCACCTATGCCAAGGCCGATAGGCCCTAACGCCCCAAGTTCAGGCATTGAAGCCATCAAGCCCCCATCTCCCGCCGCTTCGCCTCCAGTTGCCAATGCGCCTTCCCCCGCCGCTTCACCTCCGGTTGCCGCCGCACCTTCAGCAGCATCGCCCGCCAATAAAGAAGAAGGCGCAACCGCCGCCGGTGATGACGAAAGCGCCGCGGTGTCAGCCGTGGCATTTGCCGCTGAACTTCCAGACAAAAAACCGGAAGGCGCAACCGCCGCCGGTGAAGATGACAAAGACGCGGTGCTTGCCAATCCGCCCGTTCCAGTGCCCGCCACATTTGCCGCCGGTGCAGCCGCATTGCCAAGGCCGGAAACATAGTTTGAAATCTGCGGGTAGGCCGCTATGCCCAACGCGCCAAGCGAACCCGCCATCTGCCCTTGTGCTTGTGCATTTGCAGAACGGTTAGCCATCGTCATCTGCGCCCGTGCCGCCTGTAGCTGGTTGGCAAGCTGTGTCGCTTGGTCGCTTGCCGTCAATGCGCCTTCAAGGTTTTGCCGGCCTGTGTCCAGTAAATCCATTATTTTTGCCCCACTGTTGCAGCCGCGCCCAATCCGCCGCTCATCACGGCATTCTTAAGGTCTTGGTCGGCCTGTACGGTTGAATTGTTGGCGTTTGCCTCGCTCGCCGCCTTGGAAATGCCCGTGTTGGTTGCCAAGTCTTGGCTTTGCAATGCGTTCATGCCCTGCCCAAAACGTGACAGGTCGCGTGACTGCTGCCCCGCCGCGCTGGCATAGGCATTGTTCACACCCGTCTGTGCATTGTTCAGGCTTTGCGGCAAGAACGTAGTCTGCAAGCCCGTTCCCATCTGGCTGATAAGATTGTTTTCCTGTGGCTGGAAACGGCTCTGGTAGTCTTGCCATTGCTCGTTGACAAGGTTTGCATTAGCATTGGAGGCCACCGTGTCAATGGAAGAAGGTATCTGGCTAGGTGCTGAGCTGCCCATCACGCCCCCGCATTTTGGTTGATGTATTTATTGGTGAGAGCAGCCATGCCCATCCCCGCCACCGCGCCGGGTATGGCAAGATTGTTCTGCTGCTGCTCAAAGGCATTTCCGGCGTTTTGCTGCTGCCCCGCCACTGACTGTTGGGCAACCGAACTCAAGCCTTGTATCGCCCCTGTAGATTGCCCTTGCCCCATTGCCACAATGCCTTGTTCGCCTTGCAGCATACGGTTCGTCACGCCTTGGTTGGCGGTGTTGGTGGCATTGGCCTCGCTTGCGGCTTCCGGCAAATAATCGCCCATGCCAAGCCGTTGCCCGCCCATCGACGCGCCCACATTGCCGGTTTGCGGCCCATTGGCTTGCTTAAGCGTGGTCGCCGCCATTCCAGCCGCCGTGTCATGGTTGCCTTGGCTGTCCATGTTGGCGACTTGGTTCATCCATTGGTTTTCAAGCGGGACATACTTTTGTTGGTAATATTGCCACTTTTGGTTGGCGACATTCGCCAACGCTTCTTGCTGCGGGTTGTCTTGGCTGACAATCTGGGAGCCGCCGCCACCGCCGCCATAAAACTTGACGGGCATTAACATGCGGATAAAAAAAATATCTTTAACCTTCATACGGTTTTCCTTACGCCATCTCGGCGTTAGTCTTAGTTTACGGCGTAAACTCAGCGTTTGCCTTGTAAGCCCTGAGTTTACCGGGCAAACCAATATTTACTTAAGTTTCGTGGATTGCTTTAATGCCCCATAATTACCCGCCTAAATTGCAATTTTATATTCGCTGACGCATTGCCAGCCGTTTTGTTTGGCGACACGCCTAAAACCTTCGCGTGGCGATCTAAAAATTATCGAGGTGGCATGGATGGATTTTGCAATCAGGGCAATATCCTCACGGTACGTTTCCAAGCCGTCATCCGCCATACTGTAACATAACCATACAAAAAGCTCCTTATCCAATGTGTAAGGGTTTTCTTGTGGTTGCACAATGACAAAGCCATCTTTGCAAGTATAACAGAACGCCCTGCCCATCAGGCATTGCGCGTAAACATCCTCGGGCTTCCAGTCCATGCCCAGACCCTGTATTTCTTCCACAAATGGCTTTATGGCATCCCACACTTGCCGGATGTCGCACAACTCAAAACGCCCGAATGTCATAATCCCGCCAATGTTGTGTTGTAACTGGCGACCGCCGCCAATAGGGTAGGGTAATCGGTGGCTGCACCCACCGCAGCGCTTGCCGTGTTGCTTGCCTCCCTTACGCTTTCTATCCACGCCCATGCGGCCCTTAAGGCCATGCCATCCGCACCGTTCTGGTTAGTCAGCACCCCTGCGCCAAGCAAAGCATCAGCCAGCACAAGCCCGTTCCATTGCGCCAGCATGTTTGATTGCATCCATTGCGGGTACTTCCCCAATATCTTGTCGCTTGCCGCCGTGTTGATTTGTGCGACGGCATTGCTTTGCAAGGTAGCTAACGGCAAAGTTATGGCTAATGGCATATCAGTTTGCTATGACAGTGGTTACAAAATCAAGGTAAGGCCAGCACGATACGGTTAATTCGTAAGTGTCAGCCACCTGTGTCGAAAACGTGTCAGGATTGGCACAACCGCCGCTGGCAGTTGTGCTTGTGCCTTTTGCGGTGATGGTTGATCCAGCCGGTGCGCCAGTCACCGTGACAACATCCACGCCATTGGCAACCACGCTTGTTTTGTCAACGGTTGTGGCTTGTGTTGGCCTGTCTGTGATTGCGCCGTTCAGGATGTATTGCATGTGCCTGTCTGCCAAGCCTTCCATGCAAGATTGGCCTGTAGCCGCCATATTCACTGCATCAGCGGGTGAAAGATTGGTTATGATGACAATATAGCCACTTGAATTGTCATATATTAAGCTAGACACTGGACTTGACCCCGTTCACCAGCACATGGCTTTGTGCGGTGGTGGCTGAGTTGGCAAATGTAACACTTGATGTGTATGCACCGTCATTATATCCCCTCCACCTTGCAACTATATTGTAAGTTTTGGCGGAATTTGTTTGTATGCCCAAACTATAATATTCCAACAGGGTTAGGCCATAATATGACGAGGATGATTGTATGGAAAAATTACTGCCAAACGTGGCTATCAAATTGCCAAGCGAATCTGTCAAAAGCAACTCTGTCACTGCCATATTAAGGCTTGTACCAAACCCATTCACATATTTAAGCGCAGGGATGATCATATTGCCAAGCTCAATTAGCATGACACTGTTCGATGTGCCGGTTGTCATGTCACAATAAAATGTATTTATTATGATGTCGCCACAACAATCGCCACCAATGGTGGACTTGGTTATGCTTGGATAACCATTTGAATAATTGCTATAAACAGGGACAATAACCGCATTTCCGGCTATTTGTAACGTATTTACTGCCAAATTGGCTATATAAGTCGAGGCATTTGCGGGCGTGATTTGGTTAAGCGTGGAAAACGCACCATTAGGCGACCCCGCCCCCCATGTGGTGGGTTTTGTTTGCCCCGCCGCAGCATAGCCAAGGTAGGGCATCACCATACCAACAAAACAATTGGTCTGACCAACCGCTATGGTCACTTCAATTTCAAGCACCATCCGTGCCGTGTTTGCAGGGGCGGTGGCAAAGCCCCACAATCGCGTATAGCTTGATAGGCTGGTGTTCCATGAAGGCGAACCCGTGACATTGCTTGTCCCACCTATGACCGCCGGATTCCCCAAAAGTCCGCCTGACGCATTCCAAAAGGACACCACCAATGTGGCTGTACCGCCATTGTTTGCCAAGCACCATGCTTGTGCCTCCACGACTTGCCCTGGACTGCACGGCACGTTCTGCCCAAATGACCGTATGTTGCCTTTAGGTACGCCAGAAACGGGTGTGCCAGTCAAGTCAAACGCAAGGCAGTTTAAAGGCGCAGGGGCGGGTGCAGTGCCATTAAGCACAATTGAATTTGAACCTGTATAACCAGAAACCAGCCAATTGTCCCAACCGTCCAGCACGGTGAACGCGGTGTTTGTCAGCAGGTTATGGCCCGTGCCTTGCGCCAATCCGCCCGCCGAACCGGTCGCGCCGGACTGCATGATAATATTGCCCAGACCGTCACGGATGGTCAACTGGTTAAGGTTGACATTGCCGCCCGTCTTGTCAAGCTGCCATCCAAGGTTTGAGCCATTGTAATTCTGTGAGCTGATCGTGCCGGTTATCATTGCGTCCGTCACGGTCAATTCCAAAATATCGGCTTGGGCAATCCATGCATTGACACCATAGATGTTTTCTCCGGCGACATTCATGAACGAGCCACTGACACCGGGGCCTATCACCGTCGCGCCTATGACTCCCGTGGATGAATTGTACGGGCCGTAAACATCGGCATTGGAAACAAACCTGATCCAATAGGCATACACTGAACCGGGGTCAACTGAATCGACATAAATAGTGCCATTGCTCGTGCCTATCAGGGAAGCCGAGGACAATGCCGGTGTGCAATACACATTGCCGCCACCGCCCGTGATGGATGCCATATTGCTGCAAGTGAACGCGGTATTAAGCACCGTGCCGCCTGTGCCTGTCACGGTCGCGCCGTTATAGGTGAACACCGTGCCAACCGCCGGTGTAACGCCAACCGGCACACCCAATGCCGCCCAATTGGTTGTGCCCAACGCCGTGATGACATATTCAGTGCCGTTCACCAATGACGGCAACGCCACCGCTGTTGCGCCCAACGTCGCCCAATTGATGCTGCCTAACACCCGTATCCGGTATGCATTGCCATTCACCATGCCGTATGCCTGAAGCAACGCAGGGGCGCGCCAAATTTCCGTATAATTGAGATTGCCATAACTTGACAAGTCCCATGTCAGGAAATTGCTTAACCTCATGCCTTGCACCGCCAAACCGGTAGGCAATGGCGGTATCGTTGTGTCCAGCAATCCGCTTATCGTGCCTGACACCGTGCCCAATGCCGTGGCGATCGCGCTTGCCGAGCTTGCGCTTGCGTTCGTGGCAATGTCCGCTGAAGCTTTGTTGACCGCTTCACGCATAGCTGACAAAAAATTCTTTAATATCGGGTCAGTGACATTGGGAACAGACGGCACTTGTCGGTTCATGTCAGTTCCGCCACGCTATTGGCAATGGACAGTGAGTCCACCGCATTAGTGCCGGACAACTGCACATAAAACTCCCTGCCCCGATAGCCGGACGGCAAACGGAACACATTGCTGTCACTGACCGCCACACTGTACACGGGGTTTCCATCCGCCCATAACTGAAATGTCACCGTGCCACTGGCATAGATACGCCCGCACGCCGGACACATGGGCATAGGCACGCGCACTGGCTTGCTCTTCCACGTGAACATCATCGGATTGCCTGTCTCCCAGCTCCAGATAATGCCCGTGCTGTCCAACAGATACAGCGTGTCGGTTGACAAGTCATTGTAGCCGCCCACAATCGTAGGGAAACCGCTTAAGGTGGTCAGAACGGCGGGGCTTTTACGCATGTCAAACATAAAGCCGTTTGAACCCGAAAAGCCCACATAAATGCCCTCATAATAAAACCCATACAATGTTGCCGGAGGAAACGCCGCTTGCCATTGCTGCAAAGTGTAATAATCCAGCGTAGCCATTTGTATTTGTGCTTGCTGAATGGCAATCAGGCCATCCGGCGATGCCGCCATCACATAGCCGCCCATGTCCACGCAACTTTTGCGGAACGGCACAGATTGGGCATTGTCGATTTTAATGGCCGTCAAGGTTGCAGGGTCTGTGCCAGTGACAAGATAAGGGTTGCCTTGTGTGAACACCACAATAGAATCCGTTGTCACTGCCAATGCCGTTATCGGAAACGGAAAAGCCAGCTCATTGTTGGGATTCCACGCATGGGGCATGAACAGCTCGCTCACATACAATGTGTTGCCATAATAGCCGACAAAAAACCCACTGCCCGTGGATTTAAGCCCTATCATTGCAGCAGGCGGCGCAAACCAATTGGCGGACGGCATGATCTCGCCCAAGGCGGAATCAAGTATGCTGTCTGCATAGGTGGTTGTGCCTATCACGACATCCGCCACAAACTCAAACGTAGTGCTGTTAGTGCCTTGCGCCGTCCGGTAAATACGCCTAAGCCCCGTGGCAAGATTGTAATTGGTGAGCGTTTCGGTGTTGAAATTTAGCGTGACAGTTTGCCCGTTCTGAACTGAAGTGACAGGCAAAGGCGTTGCCATTGGCGGCCCTTCCTCGCCCAATGGCGACACATACGAGAACGTGTAAAAACGTTCGTACGCGGTTCCCGTGCCTGTGCCGGAAACCGCCGCGCTGGCTATTTTGCCGTTCGCCGGTTGTGGTATGCCCAGCCTTAGCCCATTAGGCGTGCCGTTGACTGATGGCCTGCCAGTAAACGTATATTGCGGGTAAGCCGCTGTAGGGTCGGTGTAATAAATCCTGCCGTAAGCATCCGCCGGAACAGGACTCATTGCCACGTCCACATTGGGCGCGTCCCAATACAGCCAAGGCGGCGACGAATATTTGTAAATGGTGGAAGGCACATAGCCCAATGTGCCGGATGGCGAGGCAACCACTTGCGTCAATCCGTTCAGTGGCCTGATAGAACCACGGTCAACACGGAGGTTTTGCGCCACCGTTGCCATATTGGTTTCCAGCAGCGGCGGGTTGACTTTAGGGGCTATGCCGCCAAACTGTCCTATGCTGATGCTCATTTGACAACCTTGTCATTGTCGGCATTGGTGTCGCCACTGAACTTTTCGCCAATGGCTTGCATGAACATCTGGTAATGGTTTTGGCTGCGCTGCGCTTGGTTGGCGCTGTCAGAATCTTTTGCAAACGCACGGTAAAGCACATAATCCAACAAGGCATTACGGTAGTAATCCATGATGGTTATCTTTGTGCCTATCGCATAATTGGGTATTTGCGGGGGTATCTGCGCGTAGATTATTTCAATATATTGGGGTTCGGCGGGTTGGGGAGGCCAAACATAGAACGTTGAGTTGTTGTCAACCGCGTCATACATGGCATGTACAACCGTGCTGGACGGCGTGTCCTCTGTCCATGTCGGAAAGTACCTGTCCATGGTTTTTCTGTCAATCTGCCGTATTGCAGCCCCCGGTGTCGTGCCGGTCGGCCCCATGTTACGGACAAACTCAACAATGCGTATCGCATCATCAGGGCCACCCTGTATGGCACCGGGCTGCAAAATAAGCGGGACGGTGACGGAATTGGAATTGACAACCAACGTGGCTATTTCAAGCTGCCCCGCATTAATCCAAGACAGCAGTTCGCTTTGCGACCAACGGGTAAGTGCCACATCATTAAGAAAAACAGCCGCGTCATTTATAATGGCTATCGCATCCGTTCCGGGATTGGAACGAAAATACCCGTCAGAACTGTACCCGTCAACAGAATAATTGAGCATGGCTGGGCCTATGTTTTTTGTCAGTCAAAAGGCATTACATTGTCATTAATGCACGGTAAACGGCATCCATCATAATCTGCCCTCCTGTCGCTATGTCAGGGTGCTCCAGGTCGGCTTGGATGTAGGGGGTATAAAGGTCAGTGAATGCATAGTCAGAACCGGCATTGTCCGGCCTGCCAAAATAGGGCTGCATGTCAAAGTAAGCAACTCCCGTGCTTATGGCAACCTGCCGCATGGCGAGTGCCAGTGCTTGCATCAGATAGCCCGTGTTTACCCTGTTATCTTCCATCGGCGAAATCAGCAGGATGTCAACCTTGGGTATTGCCGCCCTGACATTGTTGATGATGAGCGTCAGGTTAGTGGCGAACTGGTCAGGTGTTAATGTGCCTTTGTCATTGTTGCCGAGCATGATGGTGACTAGATCGGGGCTTAACGCCGCCAATTGTGCGCCCCATGTTGCGGCTGTCACTGTTGACCAATGCACCGATGTTGCCCCACCGGCGGCTATCTTGTGGAAACGGAAGCCAGCAGTGGATGCTTGGATGTCAACTCCCGCCAAGGTGACAGTACCGGACACCACTTTAATACGTAGGGTGTTGGCGGTGTTGGGTATGCCATCCAGTGCGATATGCCCAGCGCCTACGGTTGTCAATGAGATGTTAGAGCCATAGCTAGCGCCGTCATTCCACGACACGGCAATAACGCCCGTGCCGTTGCCACCATAATACAACATGCAGCTTGTCTGCCCTGCCGGAAAATTCAGGCGGATATAGTCGGTGGGGGTTGAACTGGTTACCTGTGATAAGGAGGGCGTGTTGTCGGCGGATGTCAGGTAGTTGCCCACCCATGAGCCTATAAGCTGCAATATGCTAAAGCCGCCTGCCAAACCATACGCCGCCCCTATATCTTGGTAGGAGGGCTGGTTGTCTGTTGTCCACGGCGGTGTGTGTGGGCCACCATAACCGAACCCTATCCACCCCATGCCGGCATTGCCCAGTTCCGTCCATAGCTGCTGTGTCAGCGGGGATGACCAGATTGCACCCCATTGTGTTAAAGAATCACCAATACCCGCCACCACAAGCTGTGATGAAATGGTTACATTGTTGGTGTTGGTGTAGCTGCCAAGATTACTCTTGATTCGGCGTATTTTTAGCCGTGTGCGTTTGAGGGTGGCAAGTTGTAAGTGATTGTCGATGGGTTGGGCATAGTTGTAATTGTCGCCGCTGTCTGACGGCACACCATCGTTGATAAGTTCCGCGCCGGTGACATTGTTCAGGCTGCCTGCGGCATAGTACCTTGGGCCTAGTGTGTTTGAGTCATATTGGTTGCTGTCGATGATGCTGGCTTTACAAGAGGAGTCCAGATACAGGCCATAACCTGTGTTTGCAGTGAACACATTACCTTTGATGACATCGTTCTGGCCTTTTAAAGACAATCCGTGGGCACCGTTCTGCGCACCTTGCAGGATGTTGTTGGTGAACACATTATGGTTAGACAACGCGCCAGCACCGATATTGCCCGTGCCTCCACGGGTGCAATTGTGCAAACCTATATTCCCGTCAATAGTGTTGTATCCACTTGTGTTGTCCACCGTTATCCCTTCCAACCCATTGTTATAAACATGGTTTGAAGTTATCCGGCAATAACGGGCTTCCGACATCAGGATGCCGATGGAGTAATTGTCATGGGCATAGACTTTGTGGACACTGCACCCGGTCAGCCATACGGTGTCAGACTGACCCCATAATCCCATGCCCTGCCCACCGCTGTTGCGGGTTTCAAAATTCCTGAATGAGCAGTAGTTGCCCCAACACGCTATGTTTGCCCCGTAGCTTGGCGACAAATTTGCGCCGTCAAACACGCCATTGCCTGAAATGGCCCAGTAGTTGTTGGAGATGTACAGCATGGTGGCGAATGTGCCGGTTTGCGTGACCACCGCGCCTTCCTGCACGTCAACATGAACATAGTCCTTGGTGCTGGTTATCTGTGATTCCCAGAGCCACGTACCGCTCGGGATGATGATCTTGCCGCCCGTGCCGCCTAGGGCCGTCATGGCCCTGTTGAACGCCGCCGCCGCACCGGACACGCCGGACACTGCGCCAAAATCTGTGATGCTGACCGTTTCCCCTAGCTTTCCCGCCACGGTGCGGGACACTGCGCCAGTGCCTGTTTGGATAATGCCTATCAGCGCCGCACCCGCGCTTGAAATTAAGCTTGCTATGGACGATACGCTCCAGTTGGCATTGGTTGCAATACCGCTAAAGTTACCGTCAATTTGTGTGGTCGTAAGCCCGGTGTTGCTTGCCGAGCCACGCAAAACAGGGCTAAAACTGGAAGGTGGCGTCAATGACATGGATAACCCCTAAAATCTATCGGTAATAAAGTCTGACGTGGCTAATCCCGTCAGCGGTTGGATTCCTTAATCCTGTCTTGATATAACGTTTTGCCTCATCTATGCCAGCATCAAATTTGGCTTTGTAGAATTGCGCCAAATCAGGGTTGCTCCATTCGGCATTGGGCTGTGCCATCAACAAAAACTTTGAACCGGCGGTGATATGGTCAAACCAGCGGTTGCAGAACTCATTGTCCAGTGTCGGCAATGCGCTCCTGTCCGGCATCATTGACACATTGACAGTCAGATAGGCCGAGCGGTCTATGCCGCTGTCCGGCGTGATCTGGAACG